GAAGTTATAGCCGAAAGCATACTAAACATCATTTCGGAAATGAAGAGGGAGTAAATCCCTCTTCATAATCCCATCAACTTGATGATATACCTAATAACAATTACCTGAATAATCCCTGCAATTGTTAAGCCTGCATAAACAATTCTTTCAACCTTCCTAAGCCTTTCCTCCAAATCCTTCATGCTTGAAACATGTCTTTCATGCTCGGCCTTCATGTTTCCCATTTCCTCCTTCATTCCTTTAATTTCTATCTTGATTTCCTTTACAGCTCCGTGAATCTCCAGAAGTAGCTTCTCAATGTCAAACGGCATTTCCCTACTCCTTCCTCGTTTTTATCGTTTGAGCAAGCATAGGAATGGTCTTTTCTGCACTTCTCCCGATTATATAGCCCCCTATCCCCAGTTTTAAGAGAGCCCACATATCGGGGGGAATGGGTAAGAACTTCAAAGAGAAAAGAGGAGCAATGATGTAGTTGTGAGCTATGATGTAAACAAATACGAGCATCGTTATTGGTCTCCAGTTTCGCTGAAGCCAACTATGTCCGGTAGCCTCAGCTATGATTATTTCTTTTTGCGACTCTAGTTCCTGTTCAATTCTGGAGTATTCCTTAGACAAAAGTTCATTAGTAAGCTCAGCCTTTATCTTATTAGCTAAATCCTTATCTTCCACCTTCTTATCTATAACATCGGCGACCTTGCTAATTATCGTTGCCACTACTGGAAGCCAAACCATTACCCACCTCTGTAATCAGGGTGAATTTCTCCTGTTCCCATCATGTAAGCTAGCCTTTCAGCCCTCTTGCCTACCTGCTTAGCCCATTTAGAGTTGAGCATTTCGTAACTTGCTTTCTTAAAGTCTTTCTCTTTAACGGCTTGAATGAACTTCTTAAAAGTAAGGAATCTGGGTTTTCCCAGATTGAAGAGCATATCAATAATAACAGCCTGCCTTACCTCATCTAAAGAAAGCCAAACGGTTGAGCCGAAAATTTCTGAAGCTTCTCTTATGGCTCTCTGAATGTCGTTTTCAAGCAAGTAAAGAGCCTCTTCTTTAGAAATTCCTACATCATCAAGGTTTCTACCTACACCGATGGTAAGCTTACCTACCGTATCTCTGTAAGGTTTTAACCTCAACCCCTCGTCTGTTATAAGCATCTTCTTAACCAATTCCACTTTTATCCCCCTATTGAAGCTCCCGAATATTCAAACCTTAAAAGAGGTGATTTTAGAAAAAGTCTAGGACTAACTTCTGCTGGGTGAGTGTTCTTTAGGAGCTCTACTCCAGCCTGCTTAAAAGCCGTAAAAACAAGCTCTGAACAGAACCACCGATTTTTTCTTTCCAGCTTCCGACTGCGGAGAGGAAAACCCAGAATGCCAAGCCAATCGTAAGGCTTACCTATTTGCTCTTTCAAGAAGCTCTCTATCCTTTCTTTTTGGCTTGGGCTAACATCAACGGAATAAACGCTGAATTCTGTTCCTGGCGTATGGGCTTCCGAGAACCAACCTTTTCTAACCCCGTTCCACCAAGCCTCTATTACTACTGGGTCGTTGCAGTCTGCTATGTCTAAGCAGTAGGCTATATGGGTGTAAGGGAAGCCCCACTGCCACCAGCGAATTATTCTAGATGTAGAACTTATACCTTTAGAAGCTAAGACATAAGCCTTCATTTTAGTTCTCTCTCAATAAGTCCCTGTATTCCTGTATTAGCTCCTTAATCTCTTTCCTATACTCCTCAGGGCTTATTTTACCTTTAGCCCTTAAAGCCCTAACCCTGTTAATCTTCTTTCTGATATCCAAGAGTTTTTCCTTCTTTGAGATAGCCTTAAAGGTTCTTAGCTCCTGGGTTGTGTATTCGTAAGTCGGAAAGCCAAATACACGAGGAAGTATAGGGTGGCGTGTTCTCTGTAAGTTCATTAAATTGGTAATTAGTCCAGGCATTATTGTCTGTTGCAGTATATACCATAGAACATTTGTAGCTACCTTACCTATGTATTTCGGATGCAAACGAGAAGCTAAATAAGCGTCTGCTGGATCGTATATGTGCCTTCCAAACCTATCTTTATTGGCAAAGACCTGATAGAGCGTATAGGTAGGCAAGCCGAATGCTCCAATATCCTTTAGAGCCTCTCCTCCTTTAAAGTGAACTAAATCGTCAACTGTATCAACTAACCAACCTTGAGGTATAACATAACTTAGCGGAATGTAATACCACCTTTTGCCGTCGTTGCTCCAGACAAGAGTCTGTTTTTCAGGTAGCCATTCAGGTTTATTCTTAAACGCCTCCTCTACCTTTTCTTTCCCGAATTTCTCTTCTAGTTTTTTCTTTACTGTGTGAATAACGAGGTAAGGAAAAGCAAGGGTTAGCGTAGTCTGAACGGGCCTCTTTGTGAGAGCATAAACTAGTTGACTCCAAGACTTCTGCATATAGGTAGGGAATAGAGGAGCGAAGAGCTTTAAAGCTCCTCCGATGCCTACATTAGGATCTCTCATAGCCCTAACTAGAACGCCGACAAGCGAGTAATCATAGTGAGCGTCTTGGGCTGTTTTAATTGCATCAGTTATACCTTTCTTTTCCCTTTCAAGGGCATAAATAAAGCGTGCAAGTTTCCAGGTGTCGTCAATAGCTGAGTAAAACTTTATCAGAGCTTCAGCAGGTTTAGACTGGTAGATTTCAGTTAGCTTTTTGAGATATTTATTTTTACTTGTGTCGTGAAGCTCCCTGATAACCCTTGCAACTTCCTCATCTGTAAAATTGGTGTGGAAAAGCCCTCTTTCCTTAGCTAGCTTATAGTAGCGTCCGTTAGTAGCTATCTCTCTTAAAGCCTTGCTGAAGTAGGTTAGAGGTCTATTAGCTCCGCTGTAATAATATTGGAATATGTTAGAGGTAAAGTTTCTAGGGACGGCAAACGGGTTAAGAGGCACTTTAGCAGTCTTAAATATAGCAGTCCAGACGGCCATCGTTTTATCAAAGGCGCTAACTAACCCGTCTGGGTCATCTGTTAACCTCATAAATCCTTTCAACCAACCCGAAAACTTTCTATTAACTGGAAGCCCGGACAATACGCCGTATCTGAGCTTATCCTTATCTCCTAAACTAACCCAACCTTCTCTTTCTAGTGCTTTTTTGTTTGCCTCTATTAGCTTTATTTTGCTGTTAGCTTCCTTAGCTAAACTTCTCAGGGTTTTAGTATCTACCCCTTCAGCCTGAAGCCATTTAATTAGCCTGTTTTTGACAAAGTAGGGAGAAGCCTCTTCAGGGAGTTTCGGGAACTTAGCCCTTATCTCTTTTGGAATCTTAACAACAAAACGCCTATCAACTATCTCAGGGATTTTGATTAAGTCCCTAAACCAGTAATCAAGCCCTACCGTTTTAGCTGATTTTGCTATTGTGTCCAGTATGGCAATGGGAGCGTCCTCTACATAGCCCAGCTTCTCCCTCTTTTCTTTCGGTAGGGCCATTATGTTCTCTATCTTACGCCCGCTCTTAATTTCGGCCTGTTTGAAGCGTGAAAGGGCATCAAGCCCTACCTTCTCGTCAATCTGATAAAGCCTAGAAAGGTAGCGTCCCTTCCACTTGTTATACTGGTGTTTAGTGATGTATCCTCTTTCGTAGAGCTCCTTTGAGAGAACGTCTATATGATTTCCTACCTCGTCAAGTTTTTCGGCTATCTCTCTAAGCTCAGGCTCTTTTTGAGATGCTAGCTTTACCTTTTGTCTGAATCCTGGGCTTTCTAGATATTCTATAACAAAGCCGTGAGAGACCTTATCGCCCACCCATTTTCTAATAGCATCTACGTATCTATGCCCTCTTTCGGTATTGCTTGCAAAAACAGGCCTAGCTTTATCGTAAAGGCTGTAAACGATATTATCAGCCGTGTCCTCTTTTAAGAATCCCAGTCCGTATTTATCAGCACCCAGATACTTTCTAAACAGTTGGCGTATGCTGTAAAAGAGTTTATTATCGCCTACTTTATTATCAATAGCTCTTATTACATCGTGAACGGCATCAAAGGCTTTAAATGGGTCAATGCCTGAGTGGAGGGTTGTTTCTTCGTTTTCTTTAATAGGTAAAAACCTATCGCCTATTTCTATTCCTTTGATGGGTTTATAGCTGGTTTTTATTTTATACCATTCTCTTTCTAAGCTATCCCATTTAAAACCATGCTGTTTAAGTATATCCTTAATAGGATAAGTGTTCCCTCTTACATAAACATTATAATATTCTTTATCAAGTAGCAATCTGCCCTTTTTATCTTTCGGGATAAATCGCTCAACAACTATTTGAGCATCGCCAAGTTTCCCTTCCCATTTCTGTATCCATTCTTTTGTGCCATCATAGTTAACGGTTAATTCAATATCCAACTTGACATTAGGTTTAATTTCTCTAATAAGTTTTGGATATGCCGTATCGTCCTTTATTACTTTCCCTTTTACCCAAGTTTCGGGTAATTCTGTATCTTGAACAGGAGCATTAGTCTTTTCCAAAATCTCTTTAACCCTAGCTTTCTCATCTATCTCAGGCCTAATGTCCGAAATATCATCAACCTCATTAGCATCAACTTCTTTTGGAGGCTCTTTTTCTCTAACCCTCTGAGCTATTTCCCTTACCTTTTGCTCCCAGAGCTTTTTGTCTTTCTGGAGTTTGTTGGCTATTTTTTCTCTCAATTCCTCTTTTGTAGGCTGTGCAGGTCTGATATCATCAATAGGCTCTGCTATATCTTCCGTAATCTTCGGAGGTTCTTTCTCCCTAACCTTAGTAATAACCTGCTTCTTAAACCCTTCCCATTCTTTTCTCTTAATATCGTCAACCTGTTTTAACCCTTTCGCTATAAACTCAGCTTTATTTTTCCTATATTCCTCTTTAAGCGTTCTAGCTACCTTGAGGCCTTCAGCTATGGCTTTTGCCTTATCCTTATCTCCAGACTTAACAGCCTCTTTGTAAGCTGTTTTAATCTCCTGCTCTACTCCATCTATTAGCTTATCTACATCGTCAATAGTAATGGTCTTTTTACTCCCGATTTCAGCTACAGTCTTTTTAGCTAGCCTACTCTTTAAACCCTCTACCACTTCTTTTGGGAGTTTGTTGGTTAACTTATCTGCAAAGTGTCCAACAATAAAACTAAAGGCTACATCAGCGGGAATCTTAACTACATCGGGAAGTCTATTCCTAACTGTGTTTTCATAAGCAGTAAAAGCCTCTCCAAGTATCGGTTCAGAAGCTAAGGCTGATACTGCACCCTTTACTATCCCTTTAACTCCTCCTGATGCTCCACCGAAAGCACCACCTACAACCGCAGTTTCAGGCTGTATATTAGACTCTACAACCCCTCCAGCCCCAGCAAACTTACTGATTATTTGCTTATAATAAGGCTTTAGGCTGGGAGTATTTTTCACCATATCGTCTAAAAACATTAAGAGCTGGTCGCCGTGCAGGTTTTGAACTTTCTCTTTTATCTTAGGAGCATAAGGCTTAAGTTCAGGAACTTTCTCTGATGCCTCTAGGAGGAATTGTTTTAAGCTGTCTTGAGTGTCTTTAACCTGCTTGCCCTCGTCAAATATATCTAGAATACCCATTCTATTCCCCTAAGATTCCCCAATTTTTAAGAAAGGCCTTAGTTTCGTCTGGAGTTGAAAGGTTTAAAGATTGGCTCTTTTGAGCATTCTCAATACCGAGCTGTTTATTAGTTAACCTCTTCCTCTGCTCGTAAAGCCATTCTAACCTTTTAGCATCCTCAATAGCCTCAGGGCCTCCAGTCTGGGCAATTAAGTTAACGATGTTCTGAACAGCTTTAGGGTCATCACTTCCTAAAAGCATCATACTATCAAGCCTATACTTTTTCATCAGCTTGTTAATCTCACCATCTACCGCCTTAATCTTCTTGTCAAGCTCATTAATCTGTCGTTGTGCTTTCTGCTTCTGTATCTCGTTGCGTTCTTTCTGAATCTTGAGGTTCTCCGTCTTATACCACTTATCTAGGTCTAATTCTTTTGTCTCCTTAAGCCTACGCCAATTAAACTTCTTAACCTCAAGCCCGTATTTCTTTTTGGCTAACCTCAGCTTCTCCCTTGCCTCTGGGGAAAGGCCAACCACAAACTCTTGAGGAATGATGCTTTTTATCTGTTTTCCGTCGTTAACAATAAGGAGAGGAACTTTACGGTCTCCTAAGTCTAGAACTTGGAACTTCTCTAGTTTGGGTTGCTGGGGCTTAGGAGGAGAAGGTAGCCTTCCTGTTAAAACAAAGATAGACCTAGCGTAAGGAGTAAGCTCCCCATAAACCTTATCAAAAGGCCCTTTCCAGTCTTGGGTCATATCAAGGTAAGCCCCGAAAGTTTCGGGCTTAACGCTTGATAATAGGCCTATATTATCGCTAGGAGTATAACCCAACTCACTCTCAGCTATACTTCCGAAATCAGAAGCATTTAGTCCATATTTATCGGGATTAAGAATAGGACGGTTATCTATGTAGGTTGGAGAGTTGAGCCTATCAAACCATTGAGCCCTTCTCTGAAGTTCAGCATTTGCAAGCTCTTGCTCTATCTCAGCCTGTTTTCTCATTCTATCAATAGCTAGCTTATTCTGAAGTTCCATCATTTTCTTTTTATAAGCCTCCTCTAGTCCCGAAAGGAGACCTCTGGTAAACATATCAGACCATATAGCCTCTCTTGACTGTAAAATCATAGAAGCCCTCCTAATTTAGCTCCTAAAACCTTTCCAGCTCCAGCCAACACCGAGCCTAAAAGCCCTCCAGAACCGTTTATTCCTATCGGTGTAGCGTGAACTCCGTAGCGTGCTAAATCTTCCTTTAAGAACATATTGAGAGGGTCTAGGTAACCTACTTGATATTCCATCTCAGCAGGCTTTAAGCCGAGTAGAGACATGCTTGCTAGCTGATTGGCTAAACTTTGACCCAATCCCAACCCTTTTAAGTACTCTTCTTTATTCCTTAAAGCAGAACGCTGAAGACCGTAAGCTGGGATTTCCCCAAACGGAGTTTTAACGGTAGGAGCTTCAGGAACTGCTCTAAGGTAATCGGCATCGGGGAGAAGTTTTTGGGAATAATCCAACACGGACGATAAAAGCCCTTGAGTTTTTTCAAGCTGGTCTAGTAGCTTTTCCTTATACTGAGTGAGTTTAGAGGGGTCAAAAGCTAACCTCTCTCCGTTATCTGTTTTTTCGTAGCCACCTCCGAGCAAAACAGGAAAAACATCGTGGTAGAATCCAGCTAAAACCTCATCGCGAGGCAAAACCAGTTTTTGAGCATCAGGGTATTTTATCTTAGGAGAAGAGCCGAATAAGGCGTGCTTGACGCCCTTAACCACACCACCCATTTTATTCAACCTCCTTTTCTAGCACATAGCCAACCACCTTATAATTATACTTTCTCACAAAACCTTCAGGCCTTCGTCTAGTTGCGAACCTTATCTTTTTAGCCCCTATTTCCTTTGCAAGAGAGTTAATGAACTTATCCATCTTTTTACCGCTTCCTTTCGTTGCGTAAACGTGCAGGAGACCTAGAACATCGCCGTCAACTTCATAGATAATGAAGCCGTAGGGGAGTAAAAGGAGATTTCCGTCTAAAAGCTCTGTATCCCCGCTTTTCCTGAAGTAATCCTCAAGCCACTCTTTGGGTATCAATTAAATCCCCATCAATGAAGTTAAGAGGCCAACGGCTGGTGCTGGGTTGTAGCTTTCGTTAAATGACACTCTGAAATTATTGCTAACATTTGAACCTGAACTCTTAGAGCGATTTTGAGCTACCCTCAGCAAGCTTCCATAACTTGGGGTTAAGCTACTGAGAACCCCAAGAGTTTTTAACGGCCAATACAGCCCTTCTTTTTGTCTTTCAAGTTCAAGCTTTGTGGCCGTATTAATGTAATCAGTAATGAACTTACCGAGGGTGTTGGATAAGGCTTTACTAGCTACCGAACTATCAAGAACCCCTCTATTAGCTAAATTTGTTATCAACCTTCCGGCAAGAGAATTTATAACAGGCCTCCTATTAAGGAGGAGGTTAGAAAGGTAGGTCTGATTCATTTCCTCTAATGTTTTTAACACACCCCTATTGGGACGCCCAGACCTTACTTGCCCAAGGTTTGCTGTTAAAAGATTGTTAAGCCTTCTGAATGTAGGAAGTGCTGTTTGTAGAGCTTCGCTAGGCAACCCGCTGTATCCCCAGCTTTCGCTTGAGGAATAAGAACTTGAATACCCGCTTCCGTAAGAGCCTCCTCTACTGTGAGCTGTAAGTCTATTCCAATTAGCCCCTGATAAGTTAAGCCCTGAACTGCCACTATTAGAGGATGCCCTCTTAGAAGCAGAAGGCCAATTATTTCTATTTCTTTCCTCTTGAATCATTTTATTAAGAAGCTGTAAGCTTTTCCATTGTCCAAAAGTCATAGCTCCTCCCACTCAGGAAAACCAAGGTTATTAACATCAACAAACTCACCAGCTAGTATTTTTTTCTTTGCCTGCCTGTAAACATCTTTAACCCTCTGAACCCAAGCGACTCTAACTGCAACTTTGATTAACTGTTCCCAATGCTTTCGCTCAGCCTCAGGGAAAGCGTTGAGAACTTCATTAAGGGTCGTCTGTTTGTCCAAAAGCTGATTGGCATACATCCCGCATTTTTTATAAATCTCATCACTTGTATATTTTGGGTTGATTAATAAAAGTGCTGCACCGTGGTATTCTTTGTCTGCTATATCAGACTGCTGTTTAATCCTTGGATATCTTTCAAGGATATAATCGGTCGTGATAGAGTCAAGGTTTGCTAACAAAACCCCCTTAATCATTTTTTACCTCCAGCCAGTCAACAATATGTAGAGGAGCGAACTTGCTTAAACTTAACGAAGCCACAGATGTCTGGGGCGTAAAATCGCTAATAGAGGGGGAAAAGTTGCTGATAGAATACTGGACTTCTTGAGCTTTAAAACCAACCATTTGAGTTATACTAAAACCGAATACACTTTGAGCCTGTCGTAGTTTTTTTAGTTTTAACAAACCAACCGTTACTCTGTCGGCAGGGTCTCTTAGACTGCATGACATATAAAGATTGTCGTCATAAGAGTTAATTATTGATACACCGCACACCCACGAAACCCCAAACCTATAAACCTCCTCTAATACTAAATCGGCACTCAATCTAGCGACAGCCCCATCTACCCTTGTAACAGCAAGGTAAACCTTGTTATTATGGGCATAAATAACCTCTATACCAGGCGAAACATCATCCGCCGTTATCCTAACGCCCTTAAGGAGATTAAATTCTGTATCCAGTTTTAAAACCACTCCATTATCTTTTTCAGCAACATAGATATTATTACCATCGCAACTCATAAGGGCGTCATTATTAAACTTAACAGCCTTTAATAAAGAGAGATTCTCGTCAAACTTTAGTAATATTTTGCCAAAAAGAGCATAAATATTAACCCCGTCAGTCCCTAATGTATAGGTGTCTCCAGAAAGAGGAATCTTTACGCCTTTAATAAAATTCAGACTGCTGTCAAACTTCAACAACACATGATAATTTTTTCTGTTAGAACTATCGTACCAATATGAACCAACATAGATATCCCCTCCTAAACAGGAAAAAATGTTGCTGACTTTTGAAAGATTTGTATCAAGAGATATCGTTTTAACAACGTTGCCGTCGTTATCCAGCTTTACTAAGTATTTGCCGTCTAAAGAGAGGATATAGCCATCATCTAAACCGATGCCAGATATACGGAAGCGGTTGTCATCAATCGCTAAACCCCACCTAAGATTTAAGGTGTGGTCAAACCCCATCAATATAGAAGAAGCAGTATCAAGAGAAGCTCCTAAAAGAACCCCGCTACTGTTTAAACAACAGCTTGAATCATAGGCTTTAAATCTCTGCCTAAGCCGAATTATCTTATTATTACTCTGTTTCACCCTTCTTTTAAGAACCTGCCTGACTACCTCACTCCCAGAAACGACCTCAATGCTAATTAAAGCATTTAAATCCTCATCACTTTTTGGAAAAGTGATAGAAAACCTCCCGTTTCCAACCTGCTCAACAACACCGCTAGAGCACTTTACGTTATAGCTGTCAACATTCTTATTGGCCGAAATAGTCAGCTCATAAGTTCGCCCACATTCTAAAATCTCCGAATTTAAAGCGAAATCGCACCTTAAAGGATTATCGCTAACAACGATTTGAACTTCCGTAGGTTCAGAGGTAAACCCATCATCATTAACAGTATAACACTTAATTGTCAAAACATCGCCGTTAGAGGCATTAGTAGGGATCTCAAAGCTAACGCTATCCCCATAGGAAACAGAACCATTTGGGAGTTCCCACTTGTAAGAAACACCGCCGATTGACTGTCCTCCTGTTGCATAAAGAACTACGGTTTCTCCTGCCTTCCCAGAGAAATTGCCGTAAACAAACGGCTTTTTAACAAACCGAGAATTAAGCTCAATATGAGCATTTTTGTCGTGGTTATGAGCGTAAAGCTCCTCGCTGTCTATTCCATCGCTCTTAATCGTTCCATCTGGATTATGAGCTACACTAAGAAAGTCCTTTAGATTAGAGGGAGAGAAACTAGGCTCAACAACTTTCTCGGCTTTAATTGTCCCATCTGGATTAACTGAGGTAATCAGCAAATCGTTGAGGCTCAGGTCAGAAAAAGAAATCTCTACCTTTTCTCCCTTGATAGTTCCATCTGGATTAACTGCGACCTTAAGTAAATCCTCAAGCTTCAAGTCCGTATATTCAAATTTAACCTTACTTGCAAACGGATAATGAAAAACCCCATCGTAGTCAAAGCTCTTAAAAAGCTCATTAAAATTATCTACATACTGCTGATGTTCGGCATTATGTTCATTTGCACTTATAGTTTCTCCAGCCGTATATACAGTAAGCCTATTTATTTTCTTGCTCCCCATCAGGAGACCTCCAGAGAAAAGGAATCCAGTACAAACCTGTCCTTTGATATAATGATAAAATAGATGTAGTCCCCGCCTATTAGTTGCCTCAAGGGTTTAAAGAACGCTGAAGGATTAGACCACTTATCAGAATCCCAAACAGCAAAACCGTACCTTGCAATTTTGGGTAAACTCAAAGTAGCAAGGTTATATCCCGTGCTCCTCTTGAACACAGACAAAAGTATTTCGGCATCGTCAATCCCTGCACCATAAAGGGAAAACCTCTTTAGTAAAACCCTTCTAAAACCTCCTGCATTAATAACCTTTGTGCTCAGCTTGTAGTAAATATCCTTGCCGTTATCCGTGTTAACATCAGCAAACTTAAAGACTGCGTTCTCTCCCCCAAGGTAAACTTCATTTTCAACAACTAACGCAGAGGTTATCTTTTCATGAAAAGCCAAAGAAGTAAAAGCTCTCCTGGTAGGAGTAAAAGTAAACCCAGAATAACCAGCAAAACCGAAGATAACATTTGCTATTGGGATAGGAATAAGAACATAGTCGTTATCCTCTATTAAGAACTTCTGGTTAATTTGTATAGGCTTTATATCTCCGTATTCTACTATTGTTTTAAGACTGTAAAGCTGAGAGCCGTCCAGAAAGTAAAGGTCTCCTAAAGCGCTAACTATTTCCCTGTTTTTTGCCGAAACTCCTTTAGCTATCAAGCCAACAACAAAAGTCTCTTCAGAATTGCCAGATAGAGCATAGATTCCCCTATCTTTCCCTTCCTTAAAGACTATCAGTTTATCGTAGAGCTGAGCAATCGCTGAAATATCACTCTCATCCTTTGAGGCAACCTTAATAAACCCCCAGCGTGAGGGGTCTCTTATCTCTGAATAGTAAAGGCTATCGCCCTTAGCAAGCCAAATTCTTTCCTGCCTAAACTCTATAAAATCAGCTTTAACATCTAGAACATCTGAACAGGAATAAATAATCCTAATCTCCGTTCCGTTATCAGGTGCAGTATCAAAGGTTAGATTAACAGCCCCAGTATCATAGGCAACAGTTCCAGACAAGGAAGTCCCAGAAATACCTCCTTGCCCATCATCAGTAGCCTCATACTGCGTTCCTTGAATTGTGTATTTAACTTTCACGCTGTTAGAGCTAACCGGGACTTCAGAGGTGGAGTAAGAATACGATTTAGTAGCACCATCCCCAGTTCCGACTAGCTCGTCGTGGTAAAGAAAATCGTCAATAGTTCCAAAAGCAGAGCCGTCCCAATACTTTAGCTTTCCTCCGTCTGCAATCCAGAGCTTTCCGAGAGCAACCTGAAAATAGACATCTCCGCTCTCGTGCTCCCCGATTTCTGATAAGGAAGAGCCGTTCCACTTATAGACCTTTCCATCCTTGCAGGCTACATAAAAGTCGCTCTGAAACTTGGCGATTTCTACAACTTCGGCTGGAGTATCAAAGAGCTTAATAAATCCGGGTCTAGCGACTAACCTACCAGTATTAGAGACATAAAAATTAACGCAGGACTGGAGCTCATTATCTCTAATGAGTGCTGGGTCTTGTGTGTTGTTAACTCCTCTCCAGTCTCCAAAAGTTATAACCCTTGCCCTCTTGTACATCTAAGCCTCAAAGGGAAGATTAAGAGGTATCTCAGAAAAGCCGTATCTGCTTATGAGTTTTATTAGCTTCTGCTCAAAGAGTGCCGATAAGCTCTGCTCAACAGAAGTGTTAAACTCATTCCTGTTAAGTGCAAGAAAAGCAACCATTTCAATCAAAAGGTTGTTAAAGTAAGATGGAAGAACTAAGTCATCGTCTAAGCTCTTATAGTGCTGGGGATAGGCATAATAAAGGAGAGTTAAGGGGCTAACTCCAGCTTCAATTTTATTTCCAATCAACTTATAGGTTAATTCTCCCTGCTTTATCTGAGCTGATGCTGGGACGGGCTTTAGCTTTTTGTCTTTCCAAAAGACCCCATCCTCTACAACAAAATCATCAGGTAAGGAATCCCCAGAATTAAGAGTAGCTGTTTTGAGAAATCGGCTGAACTGCTTGTTAATGCAGGTATCAGCTATGTAATCCTGAACTCTATTTAATATCCTCAAAAGCTCGTCGTCGCTGTATTCTATTTTCGCCGTATCATTTATCGTTTCCCTAACTTGAATTAAGACATCGGCTACTTTCACTTTAACCTCTTTAAGGTTTTGGCAAGGCTAGCCCTTTTAAGAAGTAAAGGAGTAACTTTTATTCTCCTCTTTTCTCCATTAACGGTGTATTCTACGACGTCGCCTACTGCTGAGCTTAAAATCTTGTTCAGAAGAGCCATCGGTATCGGCTGATCTTCTGGTATCCCCAACTGCTTGTGAAGAGCTCCTTTCTTTATCTTTATCCTTTTGCTCCCCAATACTATCGTCTGATATTTTGCCATCTAACTCCTCCACAGGCTTAAAGCCGAGTTTAAGGAATTCGGAAACTAAAACTTCTGGGACATCTACGATTTCTTTACCTCTTGTGTTAACACCACAAACCATACTTGCAGAAGCTAGGTATTCAGGCTTTTTCATAAGCATTACACATCCCCTTCAGAACAGCGAAATTGCGGATTCTCCCTTAAGAACTTCCTCAAAGCGTTATCGTCGTTCATTATCTCAAAAAACTTCTCAGGAGGAAGAGACATTAGGACATCTAAAGGGATAGAAGCCACTTTACGGGCTGTTTTCTTTTTAGAAAAACCTTTCCCTATAACCTTTTTCTCTTCGTAGTTATCCTTTACTGCATCCGTATAGTCAACCTTTTTAGCAAGGCGGAGCTCTCCGCTCCGCCTATCAAACTCAAGCAAAAAAGCCTTAATTCTCATACTAACCGTCCATATCTATATAGTTCCACTTACCACCTGCATAGATATAAAGTCGCTTACCAGGAGTAGTAGAGTTCGTATCCTCAACGACTCTAATGTCAAAGTCGCTTTGTGGAGATGGAGGAGTATAAGAAGCAAAACCTCCCCCAAAATCCCCTGAGTCGTAAGCGATAAGCCCAGAGGCTATCGCATTAGGCTTCTTTTCTTTACTATTCTGAAAAACTAAATTGCCTCCCATTTTCTCCCTCTTTATCCGAGATTAATTATCCTTGCCTGAGCCTTCTCGGCCCTAACTTCAAGGGTTAGCTCTCCAACAACAACTTGTTCAAACCTATCGGCTGCTACTGGAATTTCCTTTTTCTTAAACGGCCTAAGATAGGCAATTTTTAGGTATTGCTTATCTAGAACAAACAGGTCTGTGTCGGGCATCCACCTATCAGCTACAACCCTAACCATTCCGAAGTCGCTTTCGTAGATATCAACCCTAGCGACTAGCTTGTTCTCATCAGCTTCAATCGTTTTCATAGCACCAGCAGTAAAGCTGGAAATCTTCCTTTTGTTCTTACCAGAGACAACTACAACATTAGGGTCTCCTCCAGCTTCCCAGCTCTTCTGGATAGCGTCGTTGAGCATATCCTCAGTAAGAGCACTATTTCCAGCGTCAATAACATTAGTAGAAACAAATGCTGGGATTCCTCCCATCTTTCTAGCAGTAGAGCTGTCTCCCTCTACCGCTGAATTGTTCCTGATGATTGCATATTCAACATCTCTACCTATCTCCTTAAGAGCTTTGGCCATCTGGTGAGCTAGCTCATCCTTAATGCCAGCCTTAAGGACAGCCTGCTGGGTTTCAGAAACGCCGTAGCCCTGAGCGAAAATCTGAGTCCAGTTTCCTTTTCTAACTCTAGGTTGTGGAGCTTCTACGGTGTATTCTGAACCTTCAACAATAGCGTTATCTTTCGGAGCTCTGAGCTCTTCCTCAAGCCACTCGTGGTAGGTAGATTTTGCGGTAGTTCTACCAAACATAGAGTAAAGAGGAGTTTTGTCCGGGCTAATCATCGTAATAACATCGGATAAGTCCTCTCTATTTCCAACTGCTGTATAGGTTGTTTCGTAAGCCATCTTTTACCTCCTAAAGGAATTGTTTTAACATTTCTATTTTCTCCTCTTCAGGAGCGGTAGCAAAACGCCTTAGGTCAAACTGATTCTGTGCTTGAGCTTGGCCTTGACCTGAGGGCTCAACTTTTGGAGGTTGCGGTGCTTGTCTAGCTTGAGCTTGCGGTTGAGCTTGAGGCTGAGCTTTATTCAGGTTATACCATTCTCTTCTGCACTCATCCCAGAAAGAAAGAACGGTATCTAGGTCTCCAGTCTGAAGAGCGTTAACTATCTTCATAGCCTCTTGGAAAGGCATCTGGGCCAACTTCTGCTGAGCGTAAACGTCAATCTCCTCAAAATGAGGTTCGGACTGCTTAACCTGAAGTATTTTATGTTGGACGGCCTGTTGGCTTGCTATCTGGTTCTGGATGTTCTGAAGAGCTAAATTGAACGCCGCTATGTGCTTGGGGTTAAACTCGTCAAACTCCTCCCCAAGCTCAGCTTCAACTATCCTCTTTGCTTGCTCAGTAATAACATCTAAAAAGTTCTGCTGTTGCTCAGGCTGTGCCATTTGGCTTACAACCTGGAATTTCTGAGCAAGCTCTGGGTGCTTTTGTGCCAAAGACACAAGCTCAGGGTCGTTCATAAACTCTTTAGCAAGCTCTGGATGGCTTAACGCCTTGTCCAGGAGCTTTTCAACAACCTTCCTTTCTTCTGCTAGAGCTTGTGTCTTACGGGTGTAATCAGCCTGCATTGACTTATAGAAGGGCACAAGCTCTGGAGGAATGCGGTTAGGATCTAGCTTACCAATCCCTAACTGCTCAATTTCCTCCTTTGTGTAGTAGCGTTGCTCTTCCTGAGGCTCGTTCTGTTCGCTAGTCTCTTCAGCTTCGGGTTGCTCTCCGCCTTCGGAGAGTCCCAGAACCTCATCAGATACTACTAAATTGCCGTCATCGTCTAAAAACACTTCAGGCTTTTGTTCTACTTGCTCCGTTGTTTGTTCCTGCGTAGCGTTAGCGTCCTGGCTAACGGGTTGCTCCATCTGCTGGAGTCCCTGATTTTCCATAACTTTCCTCCTTACTTTTCTGTTTTATAAAGAGTTTTCGCTCATTTCAACCGTCGCTAGGCGAATTTAATTCCTTCCTAAAGTGCTCCTTGAGCTCTTTTTCAGCCAATTTTCCGTTATTAATAACCCTGTTCAGGGCCGTTTCCAACCTCTGTAGGGCTCTGAGTTCCGAGAGTATCAGCTCCCACTTCTCCTTCGGACTCTCCGTCCACTCCTTGAACAGGGCCTCCTTGCATTCGTTGATAAGCTTCAAGAGCTCGTTCAAGCACGGCTCTAGGGCTTGCATCCTCTTGAACTGCACCTGCAAGTGCTGGATTCTCTCCTCCAGCTTGCTGTAATACTCCAAGTTGGCCTCCTTGTTGCATTTGAGGTTCTGTTAATAGTTTATCAACAGCCTTAAAGCCTAAAAGCTGGAAGTAGCGTTTAACTACTTCATAAAGGTTTTTAGGCGTAGCAAGGCCGAACTGCATCAGTTGAGGGTACATACTCATTATCTCTTTCAGGTTTTGAAGCATTTGTTCCTTAGCTCCTACGCCTACTCCAGCCTCAATTACCAGGTCAAACTCACCCTTAAGGTCATCTGGTCTAATAACTAACGGTTCATTTGTAAGCCTTATCACGGTGGCCTGGTCTATAAAACGCTGATTAAGTTCAACCAAGAAACGGAATAGGTCTTTTACTCCGGTTTCAGCGAAAATACGGGCAATAAGCTCAAGTCTTTGGTTGGCAGCCTGCATTATAAGCTGAATGCCAGTAGCAGTATGGTTCAACGACCTTCCATCAAGCCCTTGATTGTAGCGAGTTATCCCAGTCCTGTTTTCCTTTATGCCTTCCCAATACTCAAGGAAGCTATAAGTCCAGGGGGCTAAGGGCCTAACAGGGAAAGGTTGTATCGCTTGCTGAGGAATACCATCAACCCTGATGTAGGGAGCTCCATTAACCAAGTCGTTAAGGTTAACCTTACTCTCATCTATAAACACCTTCGGGTCGTTGTTAAGGCCGATGTTGACAATTATTTGCCTTATGATAGCCGTCTTAACGTCCTGAACATCCTTAAGAACATCGCCAAACCCTTTGCCCCAAATTTGGTAAGGCTCAAGAATAGGCGTTAAAACAAAGAACGGAGGGCGTTTGTAGATGTTCTCAACCACCCTCAGAACCTTATTTCCTACGACCGTTACGATTACATCTTCTAAAAGCCCATCGCCGTTGATATCGTATTTTGTATAGCACTCATAAAGAGTGAACCTACGCCTTGCATCGTCGGGCTGATTTACCATAAAATTCTTACTAGGCATCAAGTAAGGGTCAACTGAGGAAATAAAACTAGCCCCGTTATCGCCTTCCTCTAGAAGCTCCCTAACTTTTTGCTCATCATACCAGCCGTCTTTTGCTCTTCTAAGTAAGTAATCAGCAGTAACAAGTTTCCTGTGGGCTACAAAGGGACTCTCTTCTATTCGCTTAGCGTTCGGGTTGAAAATGAACTCAGAAGCAGGGATATTCTCAAGGATAGGCTGATTCTTTGATAAGAGTTTAACCTTGAAAGTTAAGTCAATCATTCCGTTTTCAAGAGTTTTAGCCTCAATAATCTCAATGGCCGGGTCGTCTTTAGCCGCTAAATACTCATCAATTCCAACAACTTGGCTAAACTTCCTTTCCTCAAACTCCCTCACCCAGTAGGCCTTGATGATGCCCAGCCCTGTAATAAGTGCGTCCTTGAACCAGCGGTAGAAAATCATGAAGCCTGGATTTTGCCTCTGGATTTGCCAATTGATGAGTTTCTGCATAATCTCAGCTGATTTGTCGTCCTCAACCGTCCTTCCTTTTACAACTATTACATCCTGCCCGCCGAAAAAAATTCGCATCAGGCTGGGCATAGCCCATTCTATTTGATCCGCAACATCAGTTGAGGTAAAGGAGCTGAGCTCAGCTAGCTTGGGAAATTTTTTAGCGTAGTAGTCCGGGTCTGCATTGTAAAGCTGGTAGCGTTCCTTTACTTTCGGTTCTATCTGAGACTGATAAAAACTCTCAGCATTCTGTATATCCTGCTGAACCTTACTCAGAAGCTCATCAATATTTACCTGCACGCTCCCTTACCTCCCTGAAAATGAGTAAAAACGCAACTGTAAAGCAAATAAGGGCGAATCCTCCGAAAATGCCTGATGCAAAACAATGAGACTTTAAGAGATTTGATATAATGGCGTTAACAACCCCTAAGCCTGCACTACCTAGTAAAATTTTCTCTTCAGGCGTGTACTTCATTTCTAACCTCCTAAACTGGACTCCATTTTAATACAGGAGCTACCTCAACCCTGCGTGGTGCAGGGGGCTTGGCTATTTGCTCCTGGTAGGCAAGGGCGTCAATAAGGTCGTCGTGCTTGCCTCTTGGGAAAGTAAGGAGTTCTGTTTCCATCTCGTCTAACCAATCGGCCAGGTCTGGAAAGTAGATGAGCCCCTGCTGGAATCTGGGCTGAAGTGCTTTGATTCTAATCTCTTTCTGCTTTGAAGCCTTCAGCTCTTCAATGTTGAAAAAGATATTCCTACGCCTCATCTCCTTTTCAAGGAAGTGCTGAAATGCCGCCTGATACTGGACTTTTTCTATTCCCACAACTTCAGGACGGTATTTCTGAACAGCCCAGAAGAGCTTTTCCATCGTTGTAGATGGGTCAAAACGGCCGTAAATCACATCAAGCACATACCAGCGGTTGTTCTCATCCACGGCAACGACACAGATGGCTGTATAATCGGCCGTCTCTTTCTCAGAAATAGCAAGGTCAACCGTGATATAGACTCGGCAATTTTGAACTAACTTCTGCTTTTCATTCGGCGAATAGTAGCGAAACCACTCACGCCTGAACACCTGATTTTCGGCCGCGATGCTTTGGCATAGACGCTCTCTATACCAGATTTCTAGCTTCCCGGCCTTGCGGTAGGCCTCTTTTTCTTTGAGCAAGTAGTCCAGAGAAAACTTCTCCGGCCAAGCTGGATTCCCAGCCTCGTCAAGAGCCGGGATTCTCATCGTCTTAAAGCCTAGCTCTTTAGCGTGCTCAAAGACCCTCTCTATCAAGCACTTTTCGCCGAGGTTGTTGCCTATCATAAAAATCCTTGAGTTTTTCCCTAGAGGCTTAACATCGCTCAAAAACCAGTCCCAGTCTTTTTCTAGAATCGTAGGGCTCTGAGCATCCTCAAAGTCCTGGACATCATCCATAATTACGATATCGGGGCGACGACCGTTCCAGTTGATACCTCGCAAGGTAGCCCCCTTACCGTAGGCCTCTATTCGCACTCTGCACCCTTCCCAGTCGTGCAGTTCTACCTCGTAGGCCTCAGCTGATTGCTCTATTACTTGCTTTGTGTTGAGCTGAAAAAGAGGATCGGACTGGTGAATAGCGGCAATCTCTTTAAGCTTCTTTGAAGCGTTGCGTTGGTTTCGCAGAACTAAGACAATATACTGTTCGGCTTGAGAAGGGAACATTAAGCGATAGAGGGGGAAAGCCTTTGCGACATATTCACTTTTAGCACTTTCCCTGAAGGCTTCAATCGCAAAGTTTTCCTTGCCGTGCAGGAGGATATCAGAAATCTGATAATGAAAATCGGCAGGCTTAACCCAGTTTTGAGTGTCGGCCAAGAGCAAATAATAAAAAGCAGGCAAAGAACTCCTAGCCCGCTTGAGCACCTCTACATAAAGATTTTCAATATCTACCTTCTTTCTACGCCTTCTCAATCAATCTCCCTAACTTACTCACTATAACAAATCAATATTTGTTATAGCCTACTCAAGCCCTTGCTCGTCAAGGCGCTTCTTAACTTCAAGCAGGCGATTTTGGACATTCAAATCAAGCCCGCCTGAGAGTTCAAGCTTCTCTGCTAGCTCTCCTCTCATCTTAAAAAACAACTCTATTGCTCGCGTGTTTCCTTTTCTTGCTTTTTCTATTAGTGCTCTCATTACATCAGAGTAGTATTTAGCTGATGCTTTTCTAACTAACTGAGCTCTAAGCTCGTAAAAATCAGCAGAACCTATCTCAGCAATTCTTTTCCTGATGTAATTGTAGTTAAGCCCTGCTTTCTCGCAGGCTTGTAGCAGATTAAGTTCCCAATTTTCGGGCTCACACCATACCAAGAGCAACTTCTGAAGTTTTTTAGGTAGCCTTTCAAACTCAAGCATTCCGTTACCCTCTCGCTACTCACTCTAACGAGTGTTTTTCACTTTTTCAACCGCCACTAAGCGAACTAATCCACTCCTTGAGTTCACGAGGGTCAAATCGCCATTTGCCGTCGGGCAACTTCTTAGCAGGAATAACCCCCGCCTCAGCTAACCTCTGAACATACCTTTCCCCGACATTGAGCACAAAAGCGACCTCTACGGGTCTCATCAACCGTGAAAAACAGACTTCCGTCTCTAAACTATCTATATCCTCTCTCTCTCGTTCACCGATTCGTCCTCTATTCCTTTTTTCTCTCCTCTCTAATACCATTGCACCCCCAAATTGAATTTGAGCGAATATATCAACGCTAGAATATTATTCCGATTTTACGGTAAATTTCCGACGGCCGAACTCAGCAATCAGCACGGCCTCAGCCCGTCCGTCCTTCTTTCCAATTTCACCGTGAGGAAAAAGGGAAAGTGCTTTTTGAATGGAAAGGAGCTTGCGTTCTTTTTTGCTGAGCTTGTTAGGGTAGTGGAACTCTTTTTGCCAAGTGCGGGGCGGAACTTCCTCAACTGCTATTTCAAGAGCGACAAGAGAACCGATAAGCTCTCCGTAGTGCTTCATTAAACGCGAAGTTGAGACTACGCCTTGACCCGGAAAGGCTTGCTGTTTCTCTATAAAAACACGCAGTATTTTTTCTTTTCTTTCTTTCACTAACCTTACAAACTCAAAAAGCGAAGGCATATCGTATACTTCAAGATTAGAGGCGTCTAGCGACAAAAAGCTGATTGCTCCTTTTTTTCCAGGGTCTATTCCAACTACCAACTTTTCCATCTTTCTTTTTCTCTTCTCTCATTTCCTCTCTATTCTATCATAAATATCAGTAGTATTCAATACTCTATACATGTATAGAGTATATAAAAGGGGGAGGCTTTTTATAAAAAGCCTCCCCCTTACTTAAGTAACTTAAGTATTTTAAAATACTTAAGTATTTTATAGGACTTGGAGCGATTGAAAATCAAGGGTTTTAGAGCCTGATTTTTTGAATTTGTTATTAAGTTTCATTCGCTTGAACGAAAGATTCTAATTATTGATAGTATGTTTCTGAAATACTGATACAAAGATTCACGAGATTGAAAGACTCTTCTATTGCATTGAAAGTCTATATCATTTATAATAAGAGAAACGATTCTATAAGGAGGTGCGGGATGTATGTTCCGAAGTTTCTAGTTGAAGTTCCTCTTCTAGAAGGCATTGTAAAGGGCAAAAGAAGAGCGGGGAAGGACGGCAAATATAAAATAATAAACCCGCTCTCCCCAACTTCTTTTAAGCTCTTGCTTTTGAGTTGGACGGAGCAAAGAATTGCTAGCGAACATATCTCAAAGCTAACTAAAAGGCCTGCATCGTTAGTCTTGAGGCAAGTTAGAAACGAGCTTTCTTCTATCGTGCTAGACGACGAAAAACTTTTTGAAGTTTCAGAGATTAAGCCTTTTGGGAATCAACGCAGAATTGATTACAGAGTCCACGCTCAGTTTAGAGAGTTGTTTGAGGAGGGAAAGGTTAGGATTGAGGCTGAGGAGCTTTATTCTACGAGCAACTCAACGCAGATAGACACTCTTGTTTTAATGCTTTCAAAACGCCCGCAAAGAGTGAATTATCTAGATTTTCTAGCGTTTTACCTGCTTGGCATCCCTTTGTCTTTCCTTGATACCCTCAACGACAATCATGCTTTCTCTTTCTCTCAGCGAATCAACCGAGCCCGTGAGAGAGTCCTAAAAGCCTGCAAACTATTGAACCTCAATACTTCCTACGAGCTCACCCGCATTCCAGTCGGCCGTTATACAGCCCGTTGGTTCAAAGTTTTAGAGTTTAAATAAACCTTGAGACACAAGGTTTTAACGCTTTTCGTTCTTTAAAAGTTGAATAAGGGGGTTGACAAGAGAGGAGGGAGGGAATATCATTAGTGATAGAAAACAACTGAAAGGAGGTGCGAGATGGTTACTAAGAATCAAATCATTGAAGCAATCAACAAAACCCTTTCAAAAGAGGAGAGGGAATATTTCTTCGCCTACGAGACCGTTGAGCAAGTCGCTGAGGAGCTCCTCAACAAAGGTTACCACTACCTTGAAAGTGGAGGTAGCGATAATCTCTATCTGTTCTGGGATTACTGCAATAATGAGTTAATCGCCCTTGAAGGTACTTACGAAGGTGATGCTCACGCAGATAGCCCTGAGAGAATAGAATGGGTCTATCGTCAAAACTTCTATGCTCTTCTTGAACTGTATCAAAACAAGCTCAATTGTCTCTCACGAGAAGCAATTGAGTTTCTCCGCAATGCTTTAGCAAACTATAATGAAGCTAAAAATTTCACGAGAGAGTGGATTAGAAACACAGTTGACGAAGAACTTGACGACGTACTTGACATCATTTTCTCCCGTCGCCGTCCGTCTATCCCAGAAGATAAAGAAGAATTTGAAGAAATAGTCGAAGACTTCGCGGAAGAAGTTGCAGATTATATTACGTGGACTATTGATGAAAATGAATTATTCCCATTCGAGGTTGATGCGGATGATGTCCTAGAGGTTGACGGCGAGACAATTTGTGAGGCCGTGCGGGATAGGTTGCCTCGTGAGATAGAAGAGGAGAGAAAGAGAGAGGCTTAACTATACAAAATCCTCCTTTAAAAGCCCCTTGAAAGGGGCTTTTTTTATGCCCTCATTTTTTCGGGTGGCATTATAATTTCACTTACTCCACCTCAAGCCGGAGGTAAAAATGAACCTTGAACAAGCAGTAGATATTTTTCAAAGGAGATTTCCTAATCATAATTTTAGTTGGCGTTTTTATCCCACGAGAGCGATGGGATTATGCCCGTTTCACGATGATACCCGCCCGTCGTTTAACATCTACGAGATGGACGGGCGATTTTACTATAAGTGCTTCGCCTGTGGAAAATCTGGGATGGTTGGTAAAAGCGGGGGAGAAGTCCCCCGTGATTTAAAGGAGGTGCGAGATTGGTTGCGGATTGCGTGCCAATCCGCACTTAATAATTATAAGTCAACAGCTTTGATTGTCAAGATAGGCAAGCCAAACCTTGAGGACGCCATCAAGTTCTACCGAATCGGCCTCATCACGAAAGAGTTGGTTTCACTTACTCCACCTCAACTTAAAAAACTGTTTAACGAAAAGCTAGGGGGACTAGAAAAGTATCTAAGCTGGTTTGTCTTTCCTTATTTCAGCCTTACAGGGCATTTGGTAGCACTTAAGCTTAGAAATGTAGAGGAAAATTCCCGCTCTTCTAGAGTGCTGAAGCTGGTTAAAAAGCCCGTTCCTTGCTATTTCGGAGGAATGGGATTCTTAAAAGACTTCATTAAACAGCAGGACGGCTGGGTTTACCCCTGCGTAATAACGGAAGGGGAAACAGACGCTATTTCTGTTTATGCCGATAGTTTAATCCCAGCCCTTGCGGTAGGTTCAGCATCAAATTACCGATTCCTCTTAAAAGAAAGACTAAGTCAATACAACTATTTCCCCCTAATCTTCCCTGATTTTGACCAGCCTTCCTTGAAAAGTCCCGGTGCAGGGATTGAGGCTCTCTTTAAGTTAGAAGAGCTCAGAAGGAAAGAACAAGTAAAAGAGAAAATCTACTGTTTAGTTTCCCGTGAGGTTTACGGTGGTGGTAAGGATGTAAACGACGCTATAAGAACCGGGATACGGGTTCAGGACATCCTCAAAGAAGGAAGGATAGAGGAACTCTCTACCGCCGTTCAGGACTTTAAAGAGGAATGGACGGCGTATAAGAGGGAGAGGTATAGGAAAGTCGCCGATAAGCTCAAAGAGGAGCTTCCAGCTCTTGCTCCTGTTTACCCAGACTTTCTAGGCCTTGAGGAAACGCCTTATGAGGTTAACGCAAGAGATTTATTGCAGATGCAGGTTATACAGGAAGAGGCTATTTTAAGCAGGTTTCCCGTTCGGAAAATTAGTGTTATATCGGCTTTTGGAGGTATAGGAAAAACAACTTGGGCGATGATAACAGCACTTAGAATAGCAAGGGATGAGGGACTTAAATGCCTTTTATGGACTACTGAGCACGACGAAAACAGCTTAGCTGAGAGGCTAAGGGTAGTTGTAGCACTAAAAGAGTTCTGGGAAGAGAAAGGGTTAGAGCTGGTAAGTTTCAGGATAAATAGACCTGAGCCCTTTATAACCCTTGACGGCAAGGAGCTTAATAAAAAAGCATTCTTTGAACTGGAGGAGCTTCTTGAAAAATACGATGTTCTTTTCCTTGATCCTCTTCTTTCCTTTGTTGGCGGGGAGGAGAACGACAACACCATCATTAGACAAGTCTTTGATGCAATCCACGAGATACTTAAAAAAGAGAAATTTCAAGGCAAGCGAAAGGCCGTTATTTTCCTGCACCACTTTAATAAGTATGCCTTAAGGGATGCCAAGATAACAGAGAAGGACATACAGGAGGAGAAAGATGGGCAAATTTACCTGAAAATGGAAGCCGTGCAGAAGTTAGAGGCTTCCGTAAGGGGTGCTTCAGCTATAACTGATAGTGCCCGATATGTAGAGGCGTTAATAAAAACAGATACCGCCCGCTACTGCGTTACCATAAAAACGAACGAGAGAACTAGAAAGATGGGCTACGGGGAGAGAATCCCTGAGCTTCCGAAAGTTGACTACGATTCCCAGCCGATAGAGGAATCTCAAACTGAAGCTGAAACCGATTATGAGGATTTTGAGAGCTTTGATTTTTAGAAAGAAAAGAGGGCTGGGTTTTCCCAGCCCTTAAAGGTGATAGGAGGGAGGTCAGCAATGGCTTAATTTATTTAATAGCAAAAATATCAAAAAAATCACTATCCCTAAAAATGTTCCAGCTATCGCTGGGAATCCCTCATCTTTTGTTATGTGGTATTTCGGTTGCGGTGGTTCTTTAAACACCTCTAATTCTCTTTTCACTAACTCTTTTGTAAAATCAACAAGCTTTTTGAAAAGCTCCCTATTCCTCTCTTTTGCCAACTTTACTGCTTCTTTTTCTGCCCAATCAACCTCATCGCTATCAAGCTCATAAGGGAACATTGAAATCAAAAACAGAAACTCTTTTTCTACGAGTTTGTAAAAATCCTCAAAAGCTTTAGTCCCTTCTAAGCAGATTTCTGAAACAAAATAAGGTTTAGGTGTATTCTTATCGCATCTGTCAAGCACAATGCAGGTACTTAAATTCCCTTTCCACGAAAAAACCAAATTTAGTTCTCTTAATTTTTCAACTAAGAGATAATAAACAGCGTTCTGTATTTCGTCTTTCGTTTTGAGTCGCAATGCATCAATAACGCCTTCAATGTAAAAATTATCACCAAGTTTTTCCTTTAAAAACTTGCGTTTGTTTGCTATCCTAAAGTCCTCAAAAGAAGACTTTGATTTTTCTATATACAAATTGCGTAGTTTCTTTTTAAGAGAAACTCTATTAATACATGGTATAATAAGGCATTCGTCGGACAAGAAGAGCAACCTATAAAAATTAAATATTTTTTCATAATCAGCCCTTTGCAGTTCCCTTTCTAACTCCTCTCTGCTGATATCGAGTATCATTCCCCCTCCGCTCTTTATGTAATTTTCTGCTCTCTTTCCCAGTCTTCTATCCCTACTTCCCCGTTAGTTGCTTTATATATCTTCATTATGTAATTAGCACGAGGTTTAAATCTCCCGGTAATCCAGCGGTAAATATTCACCTCTGGAATTCCTGTTCTTTTTGCAAACTCCTTAGCTGTTATTCCTTCTTTCTTAAGCCATTCTCTAAGCGTCATTTTCTCCTCCTTGCTTTGTTTTCTTTTAATTTATTCCTCACTATCACTATTGACAACCTAGCAGATATGATATATATTACGAAGTAAGCTAAAGTTCTTTGACAGCAGAATAAGGAGGCCAGAGGGAGTAGGGTTAAGAGCCCGAAGTCCAGCAGGCTTGCCCTGTGAGGGTTGGCAAGCCCTCCGTAAGTGGTCGCCTCTGGTTGTGGAGAGAAATTTTAAAAGGAGGTGTGGGATGAGTGTTGAGTTCTTAGGAAATTACGAGCTACCAGGAGTGGATTGCCTTCCGCCGTTTGAGCTTAAATGGAAGTACGGCTCAATGGATTTAGAGGTTGAAGAGCTAAAGGTTAAATTCGGTTTGAGAGAGGTTTATATAAAAAAAGATAAGATAATTGTTGAGGCGTTTGGAAAAACTTTTGTTATCAAAGATGGCTCAATAACTACTTGTGATAAGTCCGAGCCTGAAGATATTGATGACATTGAATTTTAGGGAGGTGCGAGATGTGGATTGAAACTTATAGAGGAACTATGGTTAATGTTAAAACGATAGAGGCCGTTTGGGTAGGAAAAAAGGAAGTGGGCGATAAGTATTGCGATGCTCTTATAGTGAGAACTACATCAGGAAATACTTATTTTGTTGACCTCTTTAACTCTAAGAATGAGGCGGAAGAGGCAAAGATTAAATTATGTAAACAACTATTGGTATTAGAGGTTCAGAATGAACTTTGAATTTATACTCAAGGCTGAGGAGAAAGCCTTAGCAAAGAGAGAAGCTGAAATGGAGCTAGGCAAGGCTAAAGCTTATCTGAAGGGGCTAAAAGAGAACGTAGAGTTGTTAGGATTCGGGTTTTCAGCCCAAGAGGTTCAGGAAATTATAAGCAAACTTGAGGAAATAAGGAGGAGGTTATGAGGGTAAAGAAATTAGACCCACGAGCAAAACTTCCGACGCTAGCTTATGAAAGGGCGTTAGGCTACGACCTTTATGCCCTTGAAGATATAGAGATTCCCGCCGTTAGTGAGGATGGCGGGATAGGGATGGCAAAGGTAAGGACGGGGATTGTCATTGAGCTTCCACCAATGTGGGGAGCTTTTATTAAAGATAGGTCGTCAATCGCTACTAAGCGTAGGTTGGTTTGTATCGCTGGGGTGATTGACCCTGATTATAGAGGGGAAATAATCGTTTGCCTTGAGAATCATTCAGGAAGGATACAGAAAATCAAGGCTGGGGAGAAAATAGCCCAGCTAGTTCCTATCCCTGTTTTGGGTGCTCCGGTGATAGAGACTGAGGAGTTATCGGGAACTAAAAGAGGAGCTAACGGCTTTGGAAGTTCTAATAAAGGAGGTGAATAATGGAAGTTAAGACTGTTGAAGAAGTGAAAATCAAAGTAGCCGAAGAGATGCAGAAGAGATGGCTTGATTTAAGCCAAATCAAAGGATGGCTAAACGGCCATAAAGGGATTCCTCAAGAGGCTCAGGAGCAGATAGCTGAGCAGATTAAGGCCCTCTTTGCTGAATACGGTCTACGCCCAGATTTAGGCCATATCGTAGTTTTGGGCGATAGGCCATATGTAACAAGGGAGGGCTTACTCTACTATGCACGCAAAAGCGGTCAACTTCAAGGTATTAAGGTAGAGATAGTTGAGCGTCAAAAAGATTTTTGTTTAGTAAAAGCTACCGTCTTAACTAAAGACGGCGGAGAATTTGAGGCTTATGGGGATGCCTCTACGAGCAATACTAATAGGATGGTTAGCCCTCACCTTATCAGGATGGCTGAAACGAGGGCTATAAACAGAGCTCTTAGAGAGGCCTTCCCAATAGGTTTATGTAGCTACGAGGAACTTGGGGAGGCTGATATAGACATATCAGTAGAGCCTGCTGCAAGCGAACCGAATTCTCCTTCTCCTTCTCCTACTAAAACTTCAAACAGAGGGGTTAGTAGGAAACAGATAGGGTACATAAAGAAGCTCCTTAAGGAAGTTTTTGGGGAGAAGGCAGAGGAGGAAGGTAAGAGAATGATTGCTGTTTACGGTAAATCTTCCTCAAAGGAGCTTACCTCTAAGGAGGCATCGGAGATTATTGACACACTTAAAAAGCTAAAGGAAAACAAGGAGAAAAAGGAAGGAGGCGGAGAGTATGACTACGATTTTGAATAGCTTGGACTAGATTTTATCTTTGTAGAGAACTAAAATAAGTAAGTCCATAATTCCAGCTCCTTTTCAGTTAGAGGTTTGGATTTCAAGGAGGGCCCCCACCCTCCTTGAACCTCTAATTTAGAACCATCAAAAACAAAGGAGGGGAACTATGCGAAGTCTTATTCAAGATAGAAAAAAAGTAGTTTTGCGATTTATTAGGGATGTACTTGGAGTAGCCCCAAGCTCCCCTCAAATTTACGAGAGGTATCTCCTTGAAAAGCTCAATAAGGAGATAGACAAGATAGAGCGGAAGCTAGCGAAAAAGAACTTGAGAGAAGAGGAAAGGGCAATACTTGAGAATCAATTAAGGAGCTTGCAGGATGAGTTAGCTAATTTACCAGAAGTTGTAGAAAATACGGAGAAAGCTACTCAGTTTTACAGAGCTCCTTATGGAGAGTATGAAGTCCCCGTAATCCGAGCCCACCAGGTTCAGGGGTTTTTCAAAGAGGCGGGCAATAACTTCAAGGATGTATTTAAAATCAAGGCTCTAAGGGACAAAATAAGCAAGTATGTCCGGGTTCAACCCATCAACTTATTTATTTACGACGAGGAGATAAAGCCTGAAAACCTGGTTGATGAACCTGATGGATTCCTTGAGCGTCCTTTACAAGCCATGACCCCGCAAGGGCCTAGAGTATCAATAGCAAAATCGGAGGTTATCTATTCAAACGAAGAGAAAGGTTTTAAGCTAATAGAGTTTGAGGTAATCCTGTTTAAGAATCCTCACTTTGACTTTTCGCTACTTGAAACGCTTATGAGAGAACTAGGGCCTTACGGTGGAATAGGACGATGGAGGAATGCGGGCTACGGGGCGTTTGAGGTTGTTAAAATAGAAGATGTTAAGTAATGGCGTTGTTATGCAAGACGCAGTAGTGGTGCAGTGGAGCAGAACGAGGCGTTGTAATGGTGTGGCAAAGTGAGGCTGGGTTTTGGTTAAGCTGGGCCACGCGGAGGCGGTGCTGGGGTAAGCCGGGTTTCGGTTAAGCACAGAGTGGCCGAGTAATGGCAAGGCTTCCTATGGCTTTGTGCTGGTATGGCTTTGCCGTGTATTGGTTAGGTCAAGTAGGGCGACGGCCGAGTAGAGCACGGTTCTGTCAAGCAGAGGCAAGGCGGAGCAAGGCAAACCCAAGTAAAGGCGGGGTTGGGCAAGGTTAGGGCACGGCCGAGCAGAGAACCGCTTCGGCAAAGGCGATGTCCAGCTTTTCTATGCACAGGCACAGCGGTGAACTGCTTAGCATCGGCACAGTAGAGAACTGCGTCGGCTAGGTATGGCAGTGTTTAGTGCGGGTGTGGCCCAGCCTAGTTGCGTGTTGGGGGCTATGCCCCCTCTTCTTTAAACTACCAGAAAAAGGGGGAGTTATGAAAAAGCTAAAGTATATTAAAAAACTTGGAACGAAGAGCGTTTATTCTTATGAAAATCCACCAATTTGCAAGGTAGAACTCTGGGATTTCAGTAGGGCTAACGAAAACGACGAGGCAAGGAAAGAGGCCGTTTGCCTTGTGGCTTCTATTAGCTACGGGAATAAATACTGTAAAGACCCTAACAAGCTTTGGAATCTGCTCATAGAAAGAGGACATGAGAGTCCGTTTGAGTTTGTGAGATATGTAGATTGGGTTCCTCATCCATTCTACCCAAGCTTTAAAAAACACCATCTTATTTTAGGTAATTTACGCGAAGCAGATTATCAAGAAAATAACGGGAAGTTTGCTAATGAAATTATTGCTACCTTCAAGCTCAAAGTCCCCATTTTTGTCGCCCGCCAGATTCAAAGGCATAGGGCTTTCAGCTACATGGAAATAAGCAGGCGGTATGTGAAGGGGGAGAAGGTAAAGTTTGAGTTTTGGAAACCACCGCAGTCCGATAGTTTAGATATAACTAATGCTTTAGCTACCGAATACTCCTTAATGTGTGATTTGCAAAAAACGCTACTGGATAAAGGACTTAAACCCGAACAAGCCCGTGCATTTTTACCGTTAGGCCTCTATACCCAATTCTGGATGCAGGGCGATTACCGAGCTTGGGCCAACTTTTTTATCCACCGTTTGCATCCAGAAGCACAAGAGGAAACTCGCCTAGTTGCTCAATCAATGTGGGAGCTCCTCAAGGAACACCAACCTGAGATTATAGAAAGGATGGCTAATCATCTTGATGAGTGGATAAGAGACTGCAACCCGATGTTTAGAGTAGCAAGAGAGAGAAAGGCTGAGTGGTTTAAACGGAATTGGTTGGAGGGGCGATGAAAATACTTATAGCAATCTCTGCTTTCTTATTTTGGTCTGCCGTCCTGTTGGCATTAATAGGTTATTTTGTTAGCGACGAATGGCTGGAAAAACAAATAATAAAAGAAGTTTTTGTTTATTTATTTCTGTCTCCTTTTTTATTTTTGTATCTCATTGGAATCATTATATATGGTTGTTTGCTTTATATAAAAAGGCGAGTAGGTAGGAAACTTTGGTGGAGGTGAGCAATGAAAGCGTACAGACAGCCAATTTGGGAAGAAGCAAGAACAATAGTTGAGTTATTGAGCCAACACCATATCAACAAAAGCGAAGCAATTGAACGTATTTTGTTTGCGATTGCAGAAGCTACAGAAGAGGAGAGAAAGATAATTAAGGATTGTAATGCGAGTTATCAAGAAATAAAAATGAAACTTGATTTAGGGAACTAGCGATTAATCTCTGCCTTTTGGGCGGAGTGGCTTAGTAAAAATAAATGGAGGGGGTTTCGAATGAACCTCAAAGACCTACTGAAGAGGAAAGAGAGTTTCTTCGTCAGCTACGAAGTCAATGTAGATATGTGGGATGCTGAGAACTTTGACCCAGAAGTTGACTTCTTTGACCTGGAAGATATGCTGGCATCTCGCTATTGGCTAAAGTGTTTAGAGGCAGCGGGGAAACTAACAGAGGAAGAAAAGAAGAAGCTAAATGAGATAGAAGTCGATTTTGCGAGAAAAGGTATTCCGGGGTTTGTAAAAGCTCGTTTCCCAGCTGTTTACGACAAGTGGATAAAATGAGTACTTGTTGGATTATTTGAGGATGTTTGTAGAGAGTTGATCTACGGAAGCCCAGTTTAGGAGGTTAGTTATGGATTTCAATATTTATGAGTTGTTATATGCATTACACAATACCCATAGTGTTTTAGGAGTATTATTGATTGTAATAGGCATAATAGCTGGGACGATTAGTTTTATTGGAGGGTTGTTCTCAAATTCAAATAAGACCACAGGGATATTTATAATTACTCTCCTTTTATCTGCATTGTTAATGGAGTATGGAGTCGTTTTAAACCATAGACTTAAACGAAGATTAGTGAACGACTATATAGCAACGCACAACTTGAATAGGTGCGAAGTGTTAAAAGAGTTGTCAAAGTTTGATAAAAACGATTGGCTAGATGTTTATTATAGGGAATGCATTAAAGGAGGAGGGCAATGAAGAAAGAGTTTACAATCAAAGTTAAGATAGAAGAAAGATGGATACCTCATTTTCTGTCAATGCTTAAAATGATGGAATATTGTGGAAAAGTTGGGAAAAGTAGGTATGTGTGTATTATGGCAGATGGTGATGGAGATTTTCATCCAGAGTTTGAGTTCGAAAATGTTGAGTTTAAGGAGGTTAAACCTGTTAAAGAAACACTTTCTGTGTATGTCTATGACGCAGGTTAATCTAATTAGAGGGGGTAAACAATGGGACACTCTAAAGACAAAGATTTGGAAGCGATTAAAGCATTTGAGGAGCATATTGAGACTTTTCGTAAGCGTTTAGTTGAATCCTCCGCCCTCCAAAAACAGGAGGGCGGTAATCACTACAAAGACTTTGCTATTCAGCCTATCGAGTTTATCTATAAAAACAACTTGGCGTTTTGTGAGGGGAATATAATTAAGTATGTGTGTAGGCATAGGAAAAAGAACGGAATTGAGGATTTAAGGAAGGCTAAGCATTACTTGGAAATTTTAGCTGAGCTTGAATACGGAATGAAGCTATGATTGAAAAGATTGTTTTTGTAGGTGTAAGCGGAGGGAAAGATAGCACCTTAACTCTTGCTCTTGCCCTTGAGAAGTATAGAGGAACTAGTATTCCTGTTGTTGCTGTTTTTGCAGACACTAACTGGGAACACCCATTGACTTATCAATACCTTGATGAGCTTGAGGAATTCTTCGGGATTAGAATTCATAGAGTTGGCTACGGAGGTGGTTTGCCTGCTTTACTCAAAAAACTCAGAATCTTTCCTTCCCCACGCCGACGGTTTTGCACTCGCTCGTGCAAAACCGTCCCAACTTACCGTTTTTATGAACAACTCTATTTTCACTTTCCTTTTAAGGTCGCTGGAGTTTGGTATGGACTTCGCCGAGACGAAAGTGTAGCAAGAAGGAAGATAGAAGACTGGGAACTCCCGGCTGGTTCAAAAACTCGTTTTGGAGAGAGATTCCCCTTTGCTATCCATTTTCGCTATCCAATAAAAAACCTCACCAAAGAGCAGGTCTTTCGGGAACTTAAAAGAAGAGGAATACCCTTAAACCCACTCTACTTAATGGGATATAATAGAGTGGGTTGTTATCCGTGTTTCTTATCTCAAAAAGATATAAAACAAGTGATTGTGTCAGCTCTGAAGGGCGATGAGGTTGCTCAAGAAAGAGTTTCTCAGCTCATTTGCTGGGAAAGGGAACATGGAAAAACAGTAAATATAGATGCTTCTATTCGTGTGCTTATAGAAAAAGCAAAGAGGGAATATGAACAAACATCTAAAATACTGACCCTTCCTTTTGAGGAGGTATAGATGGAGGAGCTCAGGGAGGAGGTAGAGAGCTTTAATCCAGAGGCTTTAAAGAAATTTAGTTTTCAATTCTTTGGAAGTAGAGAGATAGCTAGAGAGCTAAAGAGGGTATTGTGGAGAGCAATTAAGGGCGGACTTGAGCTCCCGCCCTTTAGAGTTGACGCTTACGCTGGAGAGATTTGGCTTATCCTATACGACGAGGTTGATGAGGAAAAACTTAGTCAAATTCTGAGCTCAGTCAAGTTTGAGGAAAAGCCTCAACCTAAACTTGAGCCTGAGCCTAAGCCGAAGCCTAAACCTGAAGTCAAGAAAACCAAAAAGGAGGTGCGAGGTGAAAGAAGGACTGGTGGTATCAAAAAAAGACCTCGTAAGATTCGGTTCACTCTTGAGCTCAGCTAAGAGTCTAATTAGGCTTAAGATTCTGCTTTACCTATACCAACACGAGACTTTTAAGAGAATAGAAACGGTAGAGAGGGATTTAAAGTATGGGAGCGACAGAATCGCCGAAGCCATTAGAGGGCTTGAGAGATGGGGCTTGGTTAGGCGTAGGGAAATGTTTGTAGAGCTTACAAGCTTAGGCGAAGTTATAGCCGAAAGCATACTAAACATCATTTCGGAAATGAAGAGGGAGTAAATCCCTCTTCATAATCCCATCAACTTGATGATATACCTAATAACAATTACCTGAATAATCCCTGCAATTGTTA